ATCGCGAGGTAATCTGTGGGAGACGGCACGCGTGATATCGGTGATTGGTGGTCTGCTGAAGCTCGTGAAGATGAGCGTGCGCCTTATGGGCGACGCCGTTGACCGCCAGGCCGAATTGACTCCGCGCCAGAGACAGATCATCAAGAGTCAGTGCGACGGCATGCTCGAAGAACTCTATAGAACCGTGATGGAAACGTTCAAGAAACAACCGACGAACGAAGCCGTCATCGAGCGTGCGAATCAGACCGTGGTAGAGGTTAAGGAAGAGGAAGAAGATGAGCTTTGATACGCTTGAGGACATCGTTGTATCGTGCGCGGAAATGGTGCGCCCGCCAGAACGATTGAGCGTGGCCGAATCTGCCGACAAGTACCGCTACGTTAATCAGCCTGGCGCATATGTCGGCCCTTGGTACAACAGCACGACGCCGTACATGGTCGAGCCGATGAACGTTTTCGCATCGACCGAATACAGCGGCATGATCTTCGTTGGTCCAGCGCAGTCGGCCAAGACTGACGGCCTGGTGGTCAACACGACGCTATACACGGTCAAGGTCGATCCGATGGACATGATGATCGTTTGCCCGACAAATACGGCGGCGCGCGACTTCTCGAAGCGACGAATCGACCGCCTTCACCGCGACACGCCAGCGGTCGGCCAAATGCTGCTGCCTGGCGACGACAACGACAACACGTTCGACAAGCTCTATAACACCGGAATGATGCTCACTCTGTCCTGGCCGAGCCCGACCGAACTGGCCGGTAAGCCAATCGGGCGCGTTGTGCTAACTGACCGGGACCGCATGGTCGATGACGTTGACGGCGAAGGCGAGCCATTCGACCTTGCATCGAAGCGAACCACGACCTTCGGATCGAATGCGATGTGCGTGGCCGAGTCGTCGCCGTCGCGCGAGGTGAAGGATCTGAAGTGGATTCCATCGACGCCTCACGAAGCACCGCCGTGCGACGGCATCATCGGTCTTTACAACCGTGGCGACCGACGCCGCTGGTACTGGCCCTGCCCGCACTGCAATCACTACTTCGAGGGTCGCTTCGAAATGCTGAAGTGGGACAAACACGAAGGCATGTCGAATCTCGAAGTGGCCGAGACGGTGTACATGCAATGCCCCTCTTGCGCAGAGCCGATCACGCAGGACGACCGACATGAAATGAACTTTTGGGGCGTGTGGCTCAAGGACGGCGAAGCTATCGACAACGTTGGGCGAATCTTCGGTCGGTCTATGCGCTCGATGATTGCCTCCTTCTGGCTGCGCGGCGTCGCCGCTGCGTTCACGACATGGAAAAAGCTGTTGGTCACGTATCTTGACGCGCTTGACCAGTACGAACGCACGATGAACGAAGAGGCGTTGAAGAAGTTCTACAACAACGACCTTGGCGAGCCATACATCAGCCGCGCGAGCATGGAGATCCGCCTTCCAGAAACGATCAAGGCGCGCGCAGAGAAAGCCCTGGGTGAGCGCGTTGTACCGGAAGGTGTTCGATTCCTCGTCGCTACCGTGGACGTGCAGAAGAATATGTGGGTCGTGCAGGTGTTCGGCATCATGCCTGGTGCGCCTTTCGACATCGTTGTGATCGACAGGTATTCGGTGCGCAAGTCAAAGCGTATTGACGCTGATGGCGACACCGAATGGGTCAGGCCGCACGCGTACGCGGAGGATTGGGACGAGCTAATTGAGCACGTCATCGAAAAGGAATATCCACTTGGCGATAACTCCGGCCGCCTCATGTCAATCAAGATGGTTGGTTGCGACTCAGGTGGTAAGAAGGGTGCGACGACGAAGGCTTACGAGTTCTACCGCAAGCTTGTGAAAGAGAACAAGCATCGCCGATTTGCTCTGCTCAAGGGCGAGCCAAAGCCAGGTAATCCTCGCACGCGCGTAAGCTATCCCGACAGCAGCCGGAAGGATTCAAAGTCGGGAGCGCGCGGCGATATACCGGTCCTCATGTTGAACTCGAATTTGCTGAAGGACGATTTGAACGGTCGTCTCGACTGCATCGAGCCGGGTAAAGGCATGTACCGCACACCGGCATGGTTCGACGATTCGTTTTACGCTGAACTGTGCTCGGAGGTGCGCACCGACAAAGGCTGGGAGCACAGCGAGAGTGTGCGCAATGAGGCGTGGGACTTGTCGTACTACTGCATTGGTCTTTGCGTTTCTCAGTACGTCCGCGTCGAGAGCATCGACTGGAACAACCCGCCAGCTTGGGCTGCGGAGTGGGACGAGAATGATCTGGTCCGTGAACCCGAGGCTGAGAAGCCTTTCGCTGCTGTAAAATCCGCTGACTTCGGAGCGTTAGCGAGCGCACTCGCTTAACTAACAAAACTAGGGAAACCAAAACCATGATTCCGCTTAACCTGACTGACGAGCAGCGCGCCGCAATTCAAGCCGACTTGGACGAGGCTCGCACTGCTTATCACACCATCATGAACGGCACACAGGCGCGCGTGGTTGTCGATCAAAACGGCGAACGTGTCGAATTCAACGCCGCCAATTCCGCGAAGCTTGCGCAGTACATCGTTTCGCTCGAATTGAAACTCGCATCCTGCACTCGCGAAATCGTGCGTGCAGTCGGCCCTGCAACCTTTACCTTTTAAATCATGGTCCGCAAAACGAAGGGCGCATCGGCTCCCGCAATTGCCGATAACGTGGTCGTGATCGCACCACAAGAGAAAGCGATGACTGGCGGCATCGAAGGTGCAGATCGAGTGAGCCGCGAAATGATGTCGTGGCGACCGCCGATTGTCTCGCCCGACGTGCAGATCAACGCGGTGAAGGATCTCATGGATGCGCGCGGGCGCGACGCGATGCAGAACGACGGTCTGACGACCGGCGCGGTTCACACGCACAAGGACAGCATCGTCGGATCGCAGTATCGCCTGATCTTGACGCCAGCATTCCTAACGCTCGGCGCTGACGAATCATGGGCGGCTGATTTCGTCGAATACGTCGAATCTCGCTTTAACCTGCTGGCTGATTCCACGGAATGCTGGTTCGACGCGAGCGGGACCATGACACTCACCGACATTATCCGCCTTGCGGTCGGTGGATTCGCGCTTACCGGCGAAGTGCTCGAAACGGCGGAGTGGCTTGACAACACGCCTGGTCGCCCGTTCAAGACCGCGATCCAGATGGTGTCGCCAACCCGCCTGTCGAATCCCGATGGTCAGTCGGACGCCGCGTTCCTGCGGCGCGGCGTCGAGCGAGACGAGTATGGCAGGCCGCAGTTCTACCACATTCGCACGGCGCACCCTGGCGACTTTTTCCCGAACTACGATATTCCGTCGTGGAAGCGTGTGCCTGCAATGACAAGGTGGGGTCGCCGCCAGGTGATCCACATCATTGAACGCCAACTGCCGGACCAATCGCGCGGTATCTCGGATATGGTGTCGGTCCTGAAGCAGATGCGCATGACGAAGAAGTTCCAAGACGTGACGTTGCAGAACGCCGTGGTTAATGCGACCTACGCGGCAGCAATCGAGTCCGAACTTCCGAGCGATGTTGTTTTCGCTTCGATGGGCGCTGGCAGCACGGGTATGGCCGACATGCTCGGTCAGTACATGAAGGCATTGGCTGAATACGTCGGCAGCGCGAACAACATCGCAATCGACGGCGTGAAGATGCCACACCTGTTCCCCGGCACGAAGTTGCACATGCAGCCGATGGGTACACCTGGCGGCGTCGGCACTGAGTTCGAACAGTCGCTCCTGCGGCACATTGCAGCGCCGCTCGGCCTTTCGTACGAACAGTTCACGAAGGACTACACGAACACGAACTACTCGTCTGCGCGCGCCTCGATGGCCGAGACGTGGAAGTTCATGCAGTCGCGGAAAAAGACCGTGGCCGACAAGAACGCTTCGATGATTTTTGTGTTGTGGCTCGAAGAAGAGATCAACCGGAATACGAGCGAAATCCCGATCCCGAAAGGCATGTCGCGCGCTGAATTCCGCTCGATGTTCTACGACCCTGTAATGCGCGAGGCAATGTGCTCGTGCCAGTGGATCGGTGCGTCGCGCGGCCAGATCGACGAGGTGAAGGAAACGCAAGCGGCTATCATGCGTATCAATTCCGGTTTGTCCACGTATCAGATTGAATGCGCGCGACTCGGTGAGGACTTCCGCAAGATCTTCTTGCAGCAGGCGCGCGAGCGAAAGATGATGGAAAGCCTGAACCTGACGTTCTCCGGTGACGCGACGCAGCCTGGTACGAATGCCCGGCAGCAGACCATGACTGAGGACGGCGGAAACAGCGACGAATCTCAGCCGAAGAAGAAACCACAACAGAAGAAAGGAACCTCAAAATGAGCGTCAACGTTGCCCGTCAGGCTCTCGCGCGCATGAATTTGCGCGAGCAGGCCGTCTCGCAGTTTTACAAGGACGGATTCGCGGCAGATCTCGCGCAGATGGCGAACACTCTGCCCGAAGAAGCGCGCCAGAAGTACGAGAATGAAACCCGATACGAACTGTGCGAGGCGTATGGCCTTGGGCGTCCAAGCCAGAGCAAGCCGTACGCCTTCGCCAATGGCTTCGCGATTATTCCGGTACACGGATCTCTCATCAACCGCTTCGGCAGCACTTACGGGTTCGTGACCGGCTACAACTACATTCGCGCGATGCACATGGCCGCTCTGGCTGACGAGGACGTGAAGTACGTCGTCCACGATCACAACAGCTACGGCGGCGAGGCGGCAGGCTGTTTCGAATTGGCCGACGAGATCTACGCGACGCGTGGCACGAAGCCGATTATCGCAATCGTCGATTCGAACTGCTACTCCGCGTCGTATGCGCTTGCGTCGGCGTGCGACAAGATCATCGTCATTCCGTCAGCGGGCGTCGGCTCTGTCGGTGTGGTCGCCATGCACATCAACATGAAGGCCA